GAACGCGTTCGCGTTTACGAGAGTCTAGCAGAAATGCTCGAGGATGGTTTCGCGATCGATGACCCCGAGTACCTTGCGGCACAGCTCTATTTCTCCCAGAGTCCGCAGCCTGACAGAGTATGGATCGGCATGAGGAACGCAAGCGCCAGCGGTCTGGATGCCGTCGCAATCAACGCGACCGGAGCGGGCAGCGGTTACGCCCTGGGCGAGGTCCTGACGGTTGTCCAGGCAGGCGCAAGCGGAGGCACACTGGAGGTCACGGAAATCAGCGATACCGGCGAAGTGACAGCGGTAGTCCTGCTTACCCGCGGGACGGGCTACAGCATAGCCACCGGACTCGCGACCACAGTGGCGCCGGCGGGAGGGACCGGATGCACGATCGATGTATCGGCGGTGGGAGCCGAGACCGTCCTTGAGGCCCTGCAGAAAGCGCGGGCAGCCAGTAACAACTGGTACGCCTGCATGGACTGCGACGCCGTCACAGCCGATCACAAACTGGTGGCCGCATGGATAGAGGCCGCGACCCCGCCTTCAATCTACGGCTTTACGACCGAGGACAGCGACACGATCACGTCGGCGGACACCGACGTCTTCACATACCTCAAGGACCGCCTGTACAGCCGGACCATAGGCCAGTATTCGACGGACTCCCCGTATGCGATCGCCGCTATCATGGGCTACGCCATGGGAGCCAACACTCAACTGGCGAATTCGGCCTACACCCTGAAGTTCAAGAACGAGATAGGTGTAGCGCCGGAGGAACTTTCCTCGACACAGATCACGAACCTTGAGGGCAAGAACGGCAACGTGTATCTCAACTATGCCGACTATTACAACATCTTCGAACAGGGCGTCATGGCAAACGGCTCCTTCTTCGACGAGAAGATCAACCTCGACATGCTCGTCAACAAGATCCAGCTGAACGTCATGGATCTCCTTTATCAGGTCCCGAAAGTTCCCCAGACTGAGCCGGGTGTCACGCAGATCGTGAACGCCGTGGCGTCGGGCTGTGAGGAAATGAGAATCATCGGTTTCCTCGGCCCCGGCAGCTGGACAGGCAGGGAAATCCTTAACCTGAAATCAGGCGACACCATGCCCGCTGGTTACCTGGTACAGGCCGCGAAGATTGCGGACCAGTCCCAGGCCGACAGGGAGGCAAGGAAATCCCCGTCTATTTATGCGGCAATCAAAGAGGCGGGAGCCATTCACAGCGTTCTAATCGGCGTATATGTCAACCGGTGAGGAGGATAAAACGACATGAACACAACATACAGCTTTCTTGATCTTTCCGGCGCGATCGCGTCACCGATCGGAGCCTATGTCTTTACCGGCGAGGGTATCGGAGAGGGAGGCGTAAACGTCGCCATGGCCATGGACAGGACCGCGCATGACGTGGGCGCCGATGGCTCCGTGATGGTCTCCAAGATGGCCGGGAACAACGGCACGATCACCATCAGCGTGCAGCAGACCTCGGACCTGCACAAGTGGCTCCTGAACTGGTACAACGCCCTGATCGTGGGGGATACGAGCCTCTGGGCTGCCACCGCGATGACACTCCGGAACACGGTCAACGGCACCAGCCACCTCGTCACCGGCATATCTCCGGGCAAGGTCCCCGACCTTCCTTACCAGCGGCAGGGCCAGAACATATCCTGGCAGCTGATGGCCGCCGATATCCAGAGCGTCGGGGTGTAGAAAAAATAAGGGGTGAAACATGCAGCAGAAGCGTGAAGCACACAAGACAGTGGATCTAGCGGGGCGCCGGTTCAAGATTGGCCGACTCGACGCCCTGACGGGTTCCTGGTTCGCAACAAAACTGGTTTCGAGGCTGAGTGGCATAGCCATGGGCATCATGGGAGGGACCATAACGGACACCTCATACGTAGCCATGGCGGTGACCGAGGAGATCGGGCGGATGACAAGGGCTGAATTCCTGGAGCTTGAGACCGATGCCCTGAGCGTGGTCGCCGAGGTAACCGATATCGGCGGCGTAGCTCAGGCCGACATCCCGGTCATGTCCCGTAACGGGTCCTGGGGAGTAGCGGGGCTCGAAGACGACATAATAACCGTCATGGCCCTCGTCGTCCATTCGGCGGTCTTCAACCTTTCCCCTTTTTTCGAAGGCAACGCATTGAATACGGCGAAGGAGAGCTTCAAGGATTTACACCTGTTCGATGCGAAAATCTAGACGAGTTTGCATACGCCCCGTGCATGGCGGGGGACTGGAAACAGCATGAGGTTTGGGACGGCACTTATGACATTGTGGACTTGCTCGACTGGTACGAGATGCAGACAGTCAAGAACGAAAACCAGAGACGCTACGAGGCGCACCTGACATGGCTGAACTCGACACGCTGAAATCATACCTGATCTCGCTGGGCTTTGCGGTAGACATCGCGTCCTACCGCAAGATGGGTCAACTTCTTGACCAGCAGAAGAAGGCGGTCATGAACAGCACCGGCGTGATGTCGAACTCCTACGTTAAGGCAGGCAAGACCATAGCCGGGGTCCTTATCGGGGTAGGCGCCGCCACCGTGATGCTTATGGACAAGGTGGCGAAGGCGGACCTCGGTTACGACCTCTTCGGCATGAAGATGTACATGACCGCCGACGCCGCGAAAAAGGTCAAGATCGCTGTCGATGCCCTGGGCTACTCCATGGAAGAGATAGCCTGGAACCCGGAGTTGAAGAAGCGGTTCGACCAGCTTATCGAGCTTCAGGGAGGGCTACAGAACAAACTCGGTCCCGACTACAAGAAAACGATGCGGGAGATCCGGGACATCCGTTTCGAATTCACGAAGATGAAGGTCGAAGGCGAGTACATGATGCAGGTGTTCGTGTACGAGCTTTTCAAGAAGCTGGGGATCTCGGCGAAAGACGTCCACGAAACCCTCAAGCGGTTCAATGACTGGCTGATTGCAAACATGGTGCCGGCCATGCAGAAGTTGGCCGATCTTCTGGTCAATATCTGGGACATCATACAGATGATGGGTCCGTCCGTGTCGGGCCTGGCCAGGGACATGAACAGGCTGTTATCGTCGTTCCACGTCGGTAACGAGCAGGCCGAGTTTCTGGACTGGTTGGGATCAGTGGCGTACGTACTCTCCGGATTAGTGAGCGCGTTCACGTTCGTCGTCAGGGGGATCATCCTGATGGCAAGGGCGATGTACGCTGCGAGCAGCGGCAACCTCAAGGACATTCCCGGGCTGTGGGACGAAGCCCTGGAGGCGTGGAAAGACTACGACAGATCCGTGAACCTGGAAAGAAGAGGCCAGGAGAAGCTGCAGAGCTCAGGAGACAGGGCGGCCGGAGTCCGCAGGCCGCGTGTAGGGCGTGGTGCAAGCGGGTCCTGGGACTCGGGTGCAAGCGGAAGCTGGGGCACGGAAAAGCCCAAGGCCTCTCCCGGCGTCTCGAAGTTCAAGGATTATCTCTCCCAGTTTTTCCCCGGGCAGGAGCACGTCGCCGCGGCGATCATGCGGGCGGAATCGTCGGGCAATCCCAACGCGGTGAACCGAAACCGGAACGGCACGGCCGACAGGGGCCTCTTCCAGATCAACGACGTCAATATCCCTGCCCTGAAAAAGGCAGGCATCATCACCGGTCCGGAAGATCTCTTCGACCCGGCAAAGAACTTTCAGGCGGCGAAATTCCTCTATGACCGCAAGGGCTGGCAGCCGTGGGATTCATCGAAAAAGAACTGGGAAGGAGCTCTGACATCGAACACCACGAACAACGTGACAGTGAACGTCACGCAGCCGGGAGCATCAGCCGACGACATTGCCCGGGCAGCCAGCAGAAGGCTTGAAGACATGGAGCAAAGGCGGCGCGCGCGTGAGATCAGAGAACTTGCGGGGGTGATGGGCTAATGGCTCTTTCTCTTCCTGTCGTAGACAATCTCCTGTCCTTCTCGAAGCTGAGATCCCTGATCGAGGGTCAGACCGGTCCACAACCATCGGGCAATAAGCCGTGGCGGCCGTCCCAGTGGAACGCACAGACCGATACCGTGTACGTTAAGACCTATCTCACCGAGCGGGTAAAGACGGAACCCGCCAATTACGAGCCTCCTCCCGGCGACGGAGGGTTTAAGTACACGGACACATCGACAGATGCCGGCAGGAAGGTTACGGGTCCGAAGAACACATCGGAAAAGAACTACTTCTTCGACGCCTATCTGAAGATCGATCACGACAGCAGTCTGAGGATCACGGAGCATCCGGTGCAGACCGGAGCGAACATATCGGATCACGCGTACCTGATGCCCGCCACGGTGGTCATGGAGATAGGCATGTCCGATGCCATGGACGCCTACGAGTCGGGCACGTTCCAGGGTGACGCCTCAAAGTCCGTGTCTGCGTACAAGACGCTGAAACGTCTGCAGGACGAGCGTGCTCCGCTGACGCTTGTGACGCGTCTCGGCAAGTACGAGAACATGGTCATAGAGAACATCCACGCCCCGGACGAAATGAAAACCTACTACGGCCTGCGGGTGACTGTCGTATTTAAACAGATTATCATGGCCACCAGCCCGGCCACAAAAAAGAACGCCGCGGCATCGGAGAGCGAAAGGGCACAGACCGCACTTCCCGTCACCGACAAGGCGGCCGTACAGCCTCAGTCGATCCTGAAGCAGGTACCGGCGGCCAGCGCGGTGGAAAATACGGCGGACTCCACTCTCTCGACAATTACCGGAGCTGCAAGATCGGCGGTCAACACGGTGACAGGGTACGTGAATTCAGTCCCGGCCGCGGTGAAGGAGTACATGGGTTATCTCTACCCCTACGGTCTGCCAAGTGAGCTGAGCACCATGACATACGGTTATCTCAAGGGAAAGGGACGGCTGCCATGAGCATGCAGACAATCCCCCTCGACACCAGCCCGAATCAGGCCTTCCAGTGCACGCTGAACGTGGACGGGGCAAACGTCACGCTTTATTTCAACATCCGCTACAACGAAACGGCGAAATACTGGCAGATGACGATCTCAGATCCGGTGACGAAGGAGATATACCTCGACTCGGTCCCGTTGCTTCCCGGGAATTTTCCGTCCGGGAACTTGCTTGATCAGCATGCGCACCTCGGAATAGGCAGCGCTTTCATGCTCAACGTGACGAACGTGGCCATGGACCACCCCGATGACACCAACCTCGGGACAGACTTCATCCTTGTTTGGAGCGACACGATATGACGGATCGGAAATACCCATGGTACCTGAGAAAATACAAGCTCACGATCCTCAACGAGCAGGGCGATAAAGCGCTTGAAGTGACAAGCAGCGAGTATGAACCGAAGGCGCTGCGGATGGAATTCAGGATAGAGCGCCCCGGGTACAGGGACATTTACTATGGCGAGATGAAGATTTACAACCTAGCCCCGGAATGCGAGAACTCGATCCTTGAAGAGGGATACATTGTCATCCTCGAAGCCGGGTACCGGGATGGTGCCTACGGGATCATTTTCAAGGGAAACATTTTTCAGGTTCTGTGGGACAGGCAAAACGTGACGGATACGATCCTCACCTTGAACTGTATTGACGGCCTCCTGATCTCGGCCAACAATTTTATATCGATGACGGTTGAGCAGCGAGCCTATCAGAAGGACATCATTCAGCGGATGGCCGTCTCCTCGCGTCAGGCGATCAGGATAGGTCGTATCGACGACCAGGTGGAGACGAAGCAACTCCCGCGCGGAAGGGTCTATTTCGGCGAACCTAAGACCTATCTGCAAGAGTATGCCCAGGATAACAGGTGTCAGTATTTCGTTTCTGACGGAGAGGTCCACGTTTCAAAAATAGATTCCTCACTGACCTATCTGTCAGAAGACGAGGCGTTCGTGATCAACCCCGGGAATGGCCTCATAGGGACGCCGCAGCAGACCCACGATGCGGTCATTTTCCGCTGTTTGCTCAATCCGAATCTAACGATCAAGAATCCTCCGATGCTCGTGAAACTCGACCAGACGCTTATCAGGCAGGAGAAAATACGGCGGGGGATCCTGCAGACCCGCCTCGACGAAGACGGACTGTACAGGGTGGCGGGAGTCATGCACATAGGCGACACTCGCGGAAACGAATGGTACACAGAAGTCGTGGCTGTCGGGTTCATGGGCAAGCTGGCTGCCACGCTCGATAATTTCAACCAGACCGTGAACGGCAAGGGGTAGCATGACACGAAAAAGACAATCATTGCCGGAACTCCTCGGAATAGGCACGGGAGCTGTCCGGTCAGCCGTTGAGACCATGGCCGCGACGATGCGCGTGGCGGTACCCGGGATTATCCGGTCCTTCGACGCCGCCACCCAGACGGTCACCGTCCAGGTGGCTATCCGCGAACGCATCAATCTCAACGGTAACCTGACCTGGGAGACCATCCCCCTGCTCGTTGACGTGCCGATCTTTATGCCCCGGGCCGGCGGCTTCACTCTGACCATGCCGGTGACGGCCGGTGACGAATGTCTTGTCGTTTTCGGCGACAACTGCATGGATGCATGGTGGCAGTCCGGAGGAGTACAGAACCAGATCGAGAAACGGCGCCATGACCTGTCCGATGGTTTCGCGATCGTCGGGATATGGTCACAGCCCCGGGTCCTGCCCGGTTACAAGACGGACGCCGCGCAGCTCCGGAATGATGCAGGCGATGTCTATGTCGAGATCGACGGCCAGGGAAAGGCCCGCATACAGGCCACGGACATTGAATTCCATGCGACTCATTCCATGTCGTGGGACGTCGACGGCTACGGCAAGAGAGTGACGAGCCTCGGCCCGCCCAATTATGAGATCCACACCTGGCAGAATGGCGCCGTCATCACCAGCGTAACGGATGATATCGATCCTCCGGAGGGCCCCTGATGCCGATGTACTATAGATGCCTCGATGAATCCTGGGATTACCGCTTTGGCCGGCAGAGGAACGATTACCTGACGAACATCGAGGCCGTAGCCCAGGCGATCAAAAGCCGCCTGAAGCTCCTCAGGGGTGAGTGGTGGGAAGACCCGACGGACGGGCTGCCTCTCTGGCAGGAGATCCTCGGGAAGAGGACGCCTAAGGGAGCGATCGACAGGATCATACAGGAAAGGATCCTGGGGACGACGAACGTCCGGGAGATCGCCTATATGTCGTCATCCTACGACCCGAACACCCGGGCGTACACGTTCTACTGCGTTGTGGATACGATTTACGGACAGACAGTTATAACGAATCAGGGGGTTGCCTGATGGCATATTCGAAGCCTTATGTGGATTCCAGCGGACTGCACGTACCGACCTATGATGACATTTTGCAGGACATTATCACCAACGTAAAGAGCCTCTACGGGTCCGATATTTATCTCGAGAACGACTCTGCGGACTACCAGCTCCTTTCCATTTTTTCCCTGAAAGTGCATGACGCCATGCAGGCGATCCAGCTGGCCTACAACAGCAGGTCTCCGGTCACGGCGGTGGGAGCCGCCTTCGATGCGATCGTCAAGCTCAACGGGATAAGGAGGAAGACCCCGTCTTACTCCACATGCCAGGTCACCCTGACGGGCGTCGCGGGAACTGTCGTATCCAATGGAGTCGTGCAGGATCTGAGCGGCTACAAGTGGGACCTGCCCGCGACGGTCACCATCCTGCCAGGCGGGACGGCTACTGTCACGGCCACCTGTGAGACAATCGGGGCAATAAACGCGGCGATCAGCGACATCTCCCAGATCGTGACGCCTACATCCGGGTGGACCAGCGTCACCAACGCCGTCGAGGCCGTGGCGGGTCAGCCGGTCGAGACAGATGCGGAACTCAGGGCCCGCCAGGCTATCAGCACCGAGTTGCCGTCCCACTCCATGTTCGCCGGCACCGTGGCGGCCGTCGCAAACGTCTCCGGGGTGACGAGGTACAAGGGATATGAGAACAACACCAACCTGGACGACGATAACGGCATCCCCGGACACTCGATCGCCATGGTCGTCGAGGGCGCGGAAGATGAAGACGTCGCCTTCGCCATCTACGCGAACAAGAGCGCCGGCTGCGGAACCTATGGGAGCACTCTGGTAGCAGTCCTCGATCCTTATTACGCGCTCACAATTAACATCAGCTTCTACAGGCCGACATATGTCGACATCTTCCTTTCGCTGACCATCACGCCTCTCACAGGCTACACCAGCGCCATTGCCGACGACATCAAGGCGGCGCTTGCCGAATATCTCGACACTTTGGAGATCGGAGAGGACCTTACGCTGTCAGCTCTCTATGCGGTCGCCATGGGGGTGACGGACATCCAGAAGCCTGCATTCAGTATAACGGCCCTCACCGCCGGTCAGCAGGGGCTTGACTCGATCAGCGTGACAACGGGAGGGACGGGGTATACGACGGATACGGATGTCCCTGTCACGGGAGGAAACGGAACCGGGGCGACGGTGGACATCACGGCCGCCGCCGGCGTCATCACCGACGCGGTCGTAAACAAGCCCGGAAGCGGCTACGAGGCCGGAGACGTTCTGACTGTCGTGCAGAGCGTAGGAGCCAACGGAACCATAACGGTGGATGCAATCACATCGGAAGGGACATCGGATATCACGATCGCCTTCAACGAGACGACACGCGGCAACGCGGACAACATAACGATCACGGACACGTAGAATGGGAAAACTCCTACAGGAAGACATCGGCGGCATTCTCCTTGAAACGGAGATAGATTATCTGCTCGCCAACGAGTATGACACCGACTTGCCGAGCAACGGGGCCACCTATTACCTGGGTCTGTTCACGTCCGAGTATCAGAACAGCACGAAGCTGAAAGCATTCGCGCAGGTGTTCCTCGATAAGCTGCAGGACATAACGGACGTGGTCGATGCCCTCTTTTATTACTTCGATCTCGACGAGGCCACGGGAGATCAGCTGGATATCGTCGGCCAGCTCCTCGGACAGAGCCGGTACGTCAATTTCGAACCGACCGACGGGTCCAGCCCGAAGCTCGATGACGAGACGTACAGGGTTCTGCTGAAGTGCAAGGTGCTGAACAACCACTGGGACGGCAAGATCAACAGCCTGCAGGATGCCTGGAAGCTCATATTCCCGTCGGGGAATATCGTCGTGCAGGACAACCAGGACATGACAATGAGCGTCATTGTTTACGGTGAATTCACGTCGAAGGTC